TCTGGCAATTTCCATTTTCACTCCTTGTATTTGGAAAATGACGAGAACAACAGCGTTTCACACAAAGACTACTATCGCTACGATTTTGACGTGCGACTCGTCGGCTATGAAGAAGTCCCGATAACGGGTGGCTTCGGGACGAGCTTCGGCGAGGACTTCGGGAGTCCGGACGGCTTTGGTGCGGACTTCGGCGAGGATACCGATTACTGACGACTGACATTGAGGTGATTCAATAATGGCAAACGAACCCGGCAACAGGACTGACTACCACGAGTTGTACAAACCCGTGGATGGTGAGGATGGCACAGGCGACAACTACCGCAACGATATGGATCATATCGACCGGCGGCTCATCAAGTTCGGTGATATTTCGGAGCGACCGAGTGAGGCACCGGACACGGCTGTTTTCGTCGAAGATGAAACATCGTCGGGCGACCCCGGCGCGCAGTGGCGATACGATGCAAGCACTGGCGAGTGGGTAAAACAGCCAATCAACACGGACGTTGTAAGTGCCGAATCACTCACTACGCAGTCGGTAGATACGGAGCGTGTATTTAGCAACGCTGTCACGATGTATGTTCGGACAGACGGCAGTGACAGCAATGACGGTCTATCACCATCTTCCGCGAAGGCAACTGTCAACAGTGCCATCCGAAACGCACCAATCAACGGAGACGCTGGCCTTCCTCTTGTCATTGATATAGAGGCAGGGACGTTCACGGACGACGAGAACATTGTCGAAGTCCGCGACTCATCCATCCCACACCTCCATCTCCGAGGAGAGGTTGATGGGAGTAACAACCCTGCGACCGTCCTTGATGCATCTGGTCAGACGTATGGAGTCGTTTCGGAAGGCCCGCGTCGTATCACAGTCGAGAATTGTCATATCACGGGGGCGCAAGTGTGTGCATACGCTCGTGGTGGTACATTTTATAAATTTGTCAATAGCAAACTCTCGGATTCGAGCCGCTTCGTCGCAGAAATAACGAACACAAGTAGCGCCGTCATTGATTCAAATTCTCTTCTCGACAACACCATGCGGTCGGATGCCGCTGGGAACCTTACTGTGGTGGGGTGTGCATCATGCAAAGTTGAGGGTGAAGTCGTCGGGACTGGTGGGGGACAAGACCCCGTCTATGGTAAACAGAACAGTTATATTATCATCGTTGATGGTGGCAGAGTTGACGGTAATGGGTCTGCAAATTGCATTTTTGTTGTGGATTCGACCGACTGCAAGATGGGTCTGAATACGACGTATGCGAATGCGTCGGTTGCGTGTCGGGCGGAACGTGGATGCACGACAAAAACGCCCGACTTCTCGACAATAACCTTAGAGAACGTCAATCGAGCGTTTAACGTCTCTCGTGGAAGTCACGTGCATGACGAGACATCAGATTCGTCTGCGTGGGGGATTCCGAAGCAAAATGGCGACCCATCACTTTGGGATTTAGGAGGGCCTGCGAATGGATGGCTAAGTTTTGACCTTGATATAGAGAAGCCGAAATTTTATGCGGCAAACGAGGGTGCGTGGCTCGAAGGGGGTAAGAAGTTGATTAAAGATGGGTCGCTAACCGTCCCGTCTGGCGGTGAGCAATTAGTGACTGTCGCAACGGGGGCAACCCGTCCGCTTGAGGTTAACTATGGATTTGCAAACACACCAAATGCAGGTGTTGATATTGAGTATTCAGTCCGCTATGGAGGCGGTGACACGCGAGTCTTCTTCAAAGAAACAAGTGGTGCTGGCGGTGCAGATGTGACATTCACGATCTACGAAGACATCCGTTAGATACGCGAGACGAATTGAGCAGTCCCACCAGTCAGACTGACCAGTCAGACCAATCAGTACCACTGGCCAGTAATACTGACCAGTAATACTGACGTTAGGATAGCATACTAACCAGCAGGCAGTGACCCCGCACGGGCGAGCACTCCGTTTTCCATTCATACAGACCAATGACAATACAGAGTCACAACCACGGTGAACAGCAATGACAGGCGGTGGCGCAGGGCACTTTCTGCACACTCCAGAACCCGCAGGCGACTACATGGGCGATCCCGGAACACCCACGTATCACCGATTCGGCAAAAACCCCAGTGTCGACGACATCAGCATCCAGAATGCACTCATCGACATGCGGGTGGCCGATGACCCCGAGATGGTAGACACGGTCGCCGGTAACTTCGAGGGTGCATTCTCCGCCTCTTGGACAGCGACGAATCACGAATACCTCCAATACATCTTCAACGGTGGCGGTTCCGGTTCCTACAATTTCACCAAGGGTCGGATGAACAGCGGTCGAGTCTACGCTGGCGTCGATTATCTCGACGGCACCGCAGAGCGCGAACTCAAAGGCGTCGTCTTCGGTGAACTCTCCGTGACGTGCAACCAAGGCGAAGCCGTCGAAATCAGTGCCACGGGCTTCTACGGCGATGAGCAAAAGAACACGAGTCTCACGGGTAGCCCTGCCGCAGACCAAGAACCCCTGATTTTCCACTCGGGGAACTTCTCCGTTGGTGGCACGAATCAGATGAAAATGCAATCTGGAACCCTCTCAATCTCGTCGGGTGCGAGACTCCAGCGAGGATGGGACAGACACGGACAGGACGCCGTTGTCGGTGGCGTCGAATCGACGTTGGAGGTCGAGAAGATAATCACCGATACCAGCCTGCTTGAAGCCGCATACGGTGGGAGTTCCGCACCACAGCAGGACATCGGCGGCCAAGCGGCTACACTCGACTTCCAATCACCGGGTGGCAATACCCTCACCTTCAATTGTTCGGACGTCACCCCCGAGGAATACTCGTGGGGTGCGCTGGCCGACCCCGAGACGGACGTTACCGACTCGGTCACCTTCCGCGTACCATCCGTGACTGCGTCCGCTTCTGACGCCGCATAGACCTTCTAATACGCTTTCCTATACCATGCCACGTAATACTGAAACGATCGACCTCCGCGAAGAGGCCGACAGAATCGACTCCGAGCTTGATGAGATTGCAGAGAAAGTCGCCCGACTCAACGATGAGGCGGACGAAGACGACGAGGACGACGCCAACGCCGAACTCGTCGGTGAAATAGAAGAAAGCTTCGAGAAAGTAGACCAACTGGAGCGCGAACTCGTCGGCGTCCACTGGGCGCTCGACGAATGGGGAGATAACCGCTGTGGTGCCGAGAAAGACGACGGCGGCACCTGCCAGAATCCTGCCGACTCATGCCCGCATCACGACTCCGTGGGTGGCACGGTCGAGCTAACCATCGGTGGTCTGACGACGGGTGAGTTCGCGGACGTACAAGACCGAACCAATACGGCGCGAAACGAAAAGGTTGGGTGGGGTTCCGACCCTTCCGTCGAAGCCGCCGGGTCGATATTCCAAGCCGCGAAGGGCCTTGTTGACGCGGATTTCCTTTCAGACGACCCCGAGTTTTTCGAGAAACAGCAACTCGTCAGCAACTCCGCACCGCAGTTCAAGGAGTGGCTTTCGGCCCGTGTTGACGACCTCACCACTCCCAACGTGGATACGGGAAACTTCAGCGAGCGGTTGGAAAGGGCGCAGGCGAAGCTGGAGAGTTAGACGACGGCCTCTTACAACTCCAGTTTGCTCGGATGCTCCTTATGTCACATGGCCATGACCCCCGTGCAATAGACGAGTATCCCATCAAGGACGTGTGGCTGTTCATGGACTGCTTCCCGACAATACAGGCGTTGACGAACCCGTTCGCGGGTGGCGTGGACGACTGAACTCACTTTCATTCATACCATAATTAATGCCCGATTTCAAGACAAAGGCTCTTCTCGACGTTAGTGTCAGCGATAAGAGTCTTAAACAAGCACAGAACAAGATAGAGAGCAATCTCTCTATCGGTGGAAGTGGTGGCTCACGTCGCTCACGCACCCGCACAGACGGCGGTCGAATGCGTGCCGGTGGTAGCTTCGGCAACTCCCGATTAGGTGGCTTAGCGAACACCACGAACAAGCTCCTCACCATCCAGATTGAGCAACTCAACGACATTCACAAGACCATCAAAAAGATGGCCTCCGACCAAGGAGGCTTGCCGCTACTCCCGTTGGGGATGCTCGGCGGTCTTGGTGGTGCAGGGTTGGGTGCCGGACTGACGAAGGCACTCAAATCCCTTGCCGGACGGCTTCGCAAAGCCCTCCGTGGCCTGTGGAAGCGGATGAAAAACGCCGGAAAGCGGCTCAAAAGTGCCGCCGGGAAAATCTGGAAGCGCATGCGGAACCTCGGCGGACGATTCCGCAAGGGAGCACGGAATGCCTTCAAGCGAGCGAAAAGCGTCTGGGACGATGTCGTCAAACGAGCGAAAAAGTCGCGGATTGGACGGGCCGCAGGGCGTGCCTTCAACCGTGGCAAATCGCTCTATGACGATGCACTCAAACGCGCCAAAAACACGCGCGTTGGTCGAGCCGCTGGCCGGGCATTCTCTCGGTCGAAATCAGTATTCGACGACGTAGTCAAGCGGGCGAACAACGCCAACCTTCGCAAGTCGGCGGGCGGGATGTTTAAAAGCATCAAATCCTCGTTCGATGAGGTCGCCAAACGGGCTAACCGCTTCCGTCCGCGGTCGATTATCGACAATACAAAATCCGGTATTGGTAGGCTTGGGTCGAGAGGGAAAGACCTATTCAAGAGCGGAAAAAGCGCCATCGGGAAATTAGCACCGAAGGGCGGGCGACTCCGCTCTATTGGGCGGAAAATACCGTTCATCGAAGGCGCTCTTTATACTGGCGAGTATCTCGGCCAAGACACGAATAAAAAGCGTGGCCGGACTGCTGGCGGCTTCCTCGGCGGCGTCGGTGGCGCATGGGCCGGTGCGAAAGCAGGCGCGGTCGCAGGTGGTGCCATCGGCAGTATCGTCCCCGGCGCGGGTACTGCCGCCGGTGCCGCTATCGGTGGTCTTGGTGGTGCAATCGTCGGTGGCATTGCAGGCGACCAGATTGGCCGGAAAATCGGTGAGATGGCCACGAAGCACTTTAACATCAAGTGGCCTGATGGCCGACCAGTCGGTCGGAAGATAGGCAAGGCGTTCAAGAGTACGACGAAAGGCCTCGGTCGAACCTTCGGCAATGCCTTCAAGTCGATTTCGAAGAACGTCGGCCGACCTATCGGCAAGACCGTTAAGGGCATGATGAGTCGGTTCTCGTGGCCCTCCCTGCCAAACTTCTCGTGGCCGAAAATGCCGAAATTCAAATGGCCCAAGATGCCTTCGCTGAAACTTCAGGCTCCGAACTGGCTCAAGCGCCTGACGAATGGGCGCATCAAGTTCGGCACAGACCTGAATATCAAGCTCGGCATTAACGCGAAAAACATCCAGCGAGCGGTGTGGAACGCGATTAGCAACAATATGGGCCGGATTGCCAAGCGCGTTCGCAAGCAGATCGAACGGAGTGTTGGATTCTAATGGTGCTTCATAAGGCAGTCCTGACAATTGGTGGGAAAGAGTTCCATCTGGAAAAGAATATCAGCATTTCCACAGGCGTCAGGACAGGCTTCCTCGTCGGTGGCTCTGGTTCAACGCTCATGTCCGTCGTTACGAGTTTCTTGGACGACGGGAACCCACTCAACGCGAGTGGAGAACAACGGTCGGGCATGTTCATCGACCTCGGCGGGGGTGTCAGGATGGTGCAGATTGAAGCCCATTCGTATGAGGGTAATGCGAACCCGTTTGGCGGGAGTGGTGGTGCCGACCCGTGGACACAAGCCGACGAGTTGGTTCACGCCATTGAAACCACACAGATAGACTCACGAGGGACAGCAACCCTTGAGTACGGCGAATATTCGAGCGGTGGAAAGTATGGGCCAATTCCGGTGGTCATCGAAGAGCCGACCGTTCAATTGGACGCCGAACGAGGGCAAATCGCAGAGTTCTCACTCACCTGTCTCAAGGCCGCAGACCTGACAGACATCGACTTCTCGGACGCCATCAGCCAACCCTTCTAATCATGACCAACAAATACCTATACAGCGTTGCCATCCCGAGTCAGACCCAACGCGATACCAGTGCCGACCGCCGTCGGAATCTCATGACCCAAGGGGTGATGGGCCAAGACTCGGGACAAGTCGCGTCTGTCTCGACACAACCCGGCGAATATAGCCTAAATGCAATTTTCTCGGGTGTACTGGTCGAGCTTCCCGTTGCCGCGTTAGAGGAGCTATTCAATGCATCAGGATTCGAAAGCGTCCCCTTCGCGGCAACGAACCCCGAGAATGCAACCAAGGAAGACGGCTATTACGGCCTTGGAAGCATCAATATCGAACCGTTAGCCTCCCAGACCAACGACGGGTTTCGCATCAATGCGTCGATGACCAAAGAGGGGACACGAACCTCCCACTGGCGAGCGATTAAGACCACTCCCACAGGCGTCCGAAGTCCCTACGGCGGGAATCAGGGTGCCGAGTTCGCTATCCCCGAGATAGCAACCAAGACCCGGTGGTACGACGAACCCACAGGAACGCTCGAAACCGCCACGCCAAAGCGTCAAATCAAAGCCGAGAACGGCACGATGGAAGTGTTCGACGCCAAACAAGCACCCGGCGAAGCACCCACACTCCTCTATGATGTGCCGTATCACCACGAATTTAAATATGACTGCCGGGTGTGGGACGACTTCGATAGGCCGAAAGAACTCGTCGAGGAGGCACCCGGCGATGGGTCGAAAGTCGGGAGTGCAACCGTCGGAACGGCCACGGTTGGGGCAGGCAAGACTGTCAAAATGCCCCAGTGGCAACGCGTCTTCCGGACAGACCATGAGTTCTACGGCAAACCAGTCGTAGAGAGTGGTGGCCTGCGGATTATCCCCGACGAGACGAATGGCATCATGCGCGCCTATCGGTGGGATTACGCCGACAAACGCTATACGCTCATGCAACTCGGTGCCTCTCCGTGGCGACTGTTCGACTTTGATTTAACCGAGATTGGCCCGGCGACACTCAAGGCCGATGTGACGTTTCAGGATACATCCGGCAACGAGTTCCAGACGCTCAAGATGGTGCTCCAGCGGGGCTTCCAACGCGCTCGCTTCCTCGTTCCGAAAAACGACGACTACGATATTCCGAGTGAGTTAGCCCAGCGGGTTGCACCCATCGCACGCTATCAGACCACGTCGGCACAAGAGAGTCAGACACTCATGGCACGCAGAGAGGTGTCGCGGTAGATGTCTACCAGTCGCCAAGACGTTCCATCGTCGGGGTGGCACGTTGAAATCGACGGCGAGAACGGGCATACCCACACCCCCGACCTCTTGGACGACCCCCAACGAGTGCCGAAAACGAACGACCTGCCCGAAATCACCATCCCTGTCCGCCGAACGGAGAAGTGGTTAGACCCGCAATTCGAGCGAGCGGACATGCGCGTGTGGTGTGGCGGCCAGCGTCAACCCATCGACCGACTCGAAAAGGTCGAGATACAGGACGGCAAGACGGTGCTCCGCGGGCGTGGCGGTGTTGAACTCCTCGACCCGGTGGAAGTGCAGTACGACCAAGACGCCATTCACGAAGCCGCTCGTGACCTCATTGAAGAGCACACGCCCTATGCGGCCAACGTCGATGCGCCGAACGTCGATGTCGAGGAGGATGTTCAAATCACGTCTGTCACGACAAAAGAGGACTTCATTAACGAGTTCGAGATTCGTGATACTGACCCGATTGACATCGGCAATGGCTATATCGGGCTACACAAATCCTGTGCGGTGAGTGACGCCGTCGATGATTCGATAGCGAACGATGGCACGACCATTTCCTCAAATGTCTATTCGGGTGGGAATGCAGTTGAACTCACGTCACAGGGCGACCGCGTTGTGTTCCAGATTGACTTTCCCTACCGGATTCCGAACGAATACGTCGGTGTTAAAATCCGTGACCGAACACAAGGCAGTTCGGATATTTCGTTTCGCTGGAATCAGACCGAATTCGCACATAACTCGTCCGACCAAGTCACGATTTCGTGGCACGAACTCGGCAAATCCTCACTCTATTCACAGGGCGGTGGCTACCAGACGGTTATCGGCGAGGACATCGACCCCGACCGCTCGCACTTCCTCGGCATTGTCGCCGAAGGGAGTTCAAGCTATATCGTCGATAGCATTGCTGTTTACGACACACGATACAACTATACGTGGGACAATTACGCAGGCGGCACGGGGCAGTATCTTAACGGCCCGGAAGAATACCCCGATCGTGTCTGGGTGAGTTCGCGTGAAATCCCACTGACGAAGGCAGTTGTCGGCGGACGACTTGATGCATCGCTCAATTCGACGACGACAACCACCGATAATAGCACTCCACATATCGGCTTTTCCCAAACCCAAGGGCGCTTTTACCTCACGTCAAATGCCGACGAGAATGCCGAATCAACGGGTGACTGGGATAATCTCGACACCCCCGGCGGTAGTCTCAAAGTCGGGTTTGCACTCTCACGCTGGGGTGATGATGCCGACCGGCAGAAAATCCCGGCAGAGGGCTTTCGCCCCCACCGAGTGCAGGACTATCAACTCACCGCAGACCTCTCGACACTCCCGATTATCGTCAACCAGTCGTACAACGACAGCCTGCGGAACGTCCTCAAAGACTTAGCCAATCGCGGGGATTTCGTCTGGGAATACCGACGCGACCCGAAGACCGGCGAGCAATCCATCGAATGGACGCAAGCAGGCCAGCGTGAGACAGAAATCGACGTTGACGAAGTGAGTTACACCGTCGAGAAGGATAGTAGCCAAGTCGCTGATTCGGTGTCGGTGTATGGCGGCTCACAGTCCTATATCGCACGCTTTCAGGCAGACATCGGCAACTCCGTCGGCCTGCCAAATACACGGATACAGGAACTCTCCGATACTGTCCGCAACCCACGGTCTGGCGTGCGATATGAGCGCAACGAAGATTACGAAATCGACTATGAAAACGGGCGGATAACCGCCCTTTCAGATGGTCTGATGGACGACGATGGCTGGTATGAAGTCGAATACCAATACCAGACCTACGGCGACTACGCTGTTTCTGGGGTGCAGAACCCGCGCCAGCACCCACCGCAGGACATCGCGTCCTTAGCGTCAAATGCGGCCTGTGCGCAAGCGGCGCGTATCATCATCAATGACCTGCAAACCCCGCAGTTCGAAGCCGAGATGACGATTCCGCAGGAAACCATTCCGTGGAGTCTGGCGGATGCCCTCCACGTTGAGGGCTTAGAGACGGGCGGGCAGGCGCTCAAAATCCGCAATGTTGAGCAACGACCCGGTGAGACTGTCCTCACGCTCGGAATCGGTCGGAATATCGGCGAGATAATTTCGGACATTGAAACGCGCGTCAGTAGCGTGTCGAGAAATAGCTAAACCACTCAATTATGACAGGTAGAATCTGGCCACAAGACAGTGACGACATTACAGAAACAACCCTCGGGGAAGCCCTTGCACTCGCGCACCAAAGCGACTACGTCGAGAGCGGCGTCGGCTTCAATGCCGATTTTCAGGCCAACACACTCGACATAGGAAACGGCCATGCGATTGTCCGGAGTAGTACCGAAGCCCGCCACGTCTATCCCGATGGCGAGACAGGCCTGCCACTCCCGGTTACGTCAGGGGTGAACTACATTTACTTACTCGCGGATTTCACCGATACAACGGAAACAGCGGTGTCATTCGAAGCAAACAGCAGTGATGCACCCACGACAGAACCCGCCCTGAAAGTCGGCGAAGTCGATACGGCGGGCGATACGTCAACCGAACTCAATCGGGGCGCGCCGCTCGACATGGAGGGGCTGGATGCGGCCACCCTCGGCGGGAATCTACCGGGCTATTATGCCGAATCCGATTCCCCGACGATTTCCGGCCAACCGATATTCACCGGCACCCCACTCGTCACAGGCGTTGCTTCGCAGCTCCAACTCGGTGAGGAGGGTCAGGGCGGCCCGCACGGATTCATCTTTGCGAATAACGAGGGCGAGGACTTCGGGTTTCTCGGCTTTCGGACGAATCCGAACGAAATCGTCGTTGAAAACCAAACAACGGGGACGGAAATCATGGCCCTCCCGATTGACGGCACCACTCGTCCTCGGATTTTGGGCGAGGAGGTGCAGACGATTAAGGAAGGGACGACTGCGGCAACGGTCTATGTCGGTGATACGGAACCCGCTGGCGCGAATGATGGCGACGTGTGGATTGACACCTCTGGAAACTAATCATGGCCACGTATAACGTTGTCACCGACCTCGGAGCGGACGATACGGGTAGTACCGCGATTGATTCGGACATCGAACCCGAAGTGGCGTCAGGCAATACACTCGTCTTCCCACCCGGTGATTACCTCCTTAATTCGCTGTCGGTTGGCTCGACTGTCTCGAATTTCACGCTACAGGGCCAACCCGGCGCAACCCTCATCCCCAAAGACTGGGGCGGGTCGAATCCGACCGACCCCTTCGTGTTCGTTGCGGGCAGTGGCTTTGAATGGCACCAGTTCGAGATTGACGTTAACGGACGCAATCCGGGCGTCGTTGACATAGAGGGCGACAACTGGGAGCTAACCCGACTCGTCACGAATGGTCAGGTACACTGCGAGACGGACGGCCAAGCGCCCAGTAATTCGGATGTTGCGCGGTCATGGTTTTCGCTGTGGGTGCCAACGTCCGGCGCGCATGGCCTCATCGAAGACTGCTATTTCCACGACGGCAGTAATCAATCCGTCTCACAGGGGTCGAATCGTCGGGCCATCCTCATCGACGGCGGGCAGGGCGATATTACGATTAATCGCTGTTGGTTCGAACAGTGGGGCGAGAACACGATTTACGCCAAGAATATCGCCGGGCACCTGAATATCTACAACAGCTATTGGAAGAACACGCAGAACGGTGCGCGAACAGGCGGTGATACGACGGTTCGAAACTGTGTGTCGATTAAGGACGCTCCACACCCTAAAAATTGGGCGGATAGCGCCCTCCAGCGCGGCGTTGGCTACGAAGCCGATGGTGTCGATGGCGCGGATTACGACCAATATAACGGGACGAACGTCGTCCAAGGCTGCGACTTTTATCATAACTACATCTCGCCGATTGGTGAGCCTGATTCGTGTGGCGCGCCGATTGGCGGCACGTCAGCCCCAGAACGGGCATCCATAATCAACTGCCGAATCTATTACCGAAGCGACCGCAGTCATAACGCAGTCTATAACGGAGGTAGTGTCGAAGGGCCACCGGAGTTCTGGCGAATCCAGAATACGCATATCGACAACGACTGTCCGGGTGACCAATACTGTATTTTCGTCGGTGATACGCCGAACGAATGGGGCGAAGTGTCGGGTGTGTGGAGTGCGCAAAACGGGCGGTATTCGAACTCCTCCTATGTCCGCAGTCGGATGACAACCGGCAACCCCGACAACGTCAACACCACTCCACCACTGCCAGAACCACCGTCGGGCCAACCGATGTCGAATGCCACTATCGTCACGGTGGATAATACTGGCGGTGGTGAGTCTTCTGAATACTCATTCGAAGGTGTCGGGAGTACCAGCAGCCCTGATTCGGGAACCATCCACCCCTCGGGCGTCGGTGGTCGAGACATCAATATCGCATGGGGTGGCTCATCGGCGGCGCGGCGTATCCACACCGCCAGCGGGACGGTCGAACCGGGTGACACACATCGCTATTACATCCATGACGGTGCGCTCAAAGGGAGTTCGTTCTCACAAACTGGAAATGCCACGCTCACTGTCGATGGAGAGACGGCAAGTACAGCGAATCCGGCACTGCTACTCGAAAATGGCGAATGGAACCCACTTGCCGATGGAACCGTTCACGGCAAGGCGGGCATGGGGACGGGGGCCATGAAGTATCTCGACAGTGGCGAGTGGCAAACCGCAGTTGAAAAACAATAACTCACACCAATGACAATTACTGATAAGAACGTTACGTTCCAGAGTGGCGACGATCTCAACGAGGACAACCTCAGGAAACTCCTTCGAATACTCACCCAACACGACGGCGATGGGTTTATTCATCGGGGGTTGACAGTCACTGCCGACCACGTCAATGATAACATCGACGTTGATGAGGGCGCGGCAGTCATCACCGACGACACGGGCGAAGGGGCCTATGCCATCGAACACCCCGGTCTGACGGGTGCCTCGGTCGCTAACCAGTCGGGGATGAACTACATTTTCCTGACGATTGACCCGACCGTCGATAATGATGTCACAGTCGAAATCAATTCATCGGATTCACCCAACCGAACGCCTGCGTTGAAGATTGCCGAGGTCGATACACTCAACGACCAAGAGGCGGTGATGTTCAACGTCGAAAAGAGCGAGTCCTTTGATACTCTGTCGACCAACTCCATTTCGAGTTCGTCCGCGTCGATTGCAAATCTCACTGCCGGGAGTTCGTTTACCGACCCACAGAGCAATACCTATTCGGGGGCGCTCCCGACGTGGTTAGATGGCTTAGATATTGCGCCGAACTCGGTTGATGCGGGGGCAGTTTCGACGCCTTCGCTGAATAGCACCATCAAATACGTCACGACTGAAAGCCAATTGCAGGCGATGGTTGGGGCGGGGAATACCCTCATTATCCCCGCAGGGACGACAATCAACGTCTCCGACCCCGTGGTGTTGGGTGATAATGACCACTTGCAGATTGAGTCGGGTGCCACGCTCCGGCAGGCCGATGGGTCGAACCTCACCGAGTTCCGAACTGTCGTTCGAACACACGGTACTAACATTCTCGTTGATGGTGGGGGGACGATAGACGCGAATGTAGATGGGCAGTCGGGGGTTGGCTATCGTGGTCTTGGCGACGTGCAAGGGTCTGGCCCGTATGCAAACATCCGCGTGCAAAACGTCACGATTCAGAACTGCGGCGAGCGCAAACCTGTCGAGTTCGGGTTTAGTTCCGATGTCTGGGTGACGAACTGCACCTTTGGTGGTGGGGCACAGTTCGATACGGGCGCGGTCGCTGTCGAAGCACGGAACGGCGATATAACGAATTTTCATATCACCGATAATACCATCAAGCCACTCCACAGCACGCTTTCGGGCGATTGCATTTTCATCGACTCCATAACAAATAGCGGCCATAAGGTTCGGCGATTCGTTATAAGCAACAATACGTTTGAAGGCTCGTGGGCGACTCGCACATCAAGTGAATCTGGTGTCTTTTGGGGCATTCTCGTCGAAGAGGGTGGCCAGTCGGGCGTTATCTCGGAGAACTCACTCCGTGCAGAAAGCGGCGATGGCTCTGGCGGTGGGATATACCTCAACTCACAAACCGGCGCAGGTGGCACCGGGACTATCACCGTGACGGGCAATACCCTCCGTGGTGATTCGAATGCAACCCAGCCCGGTGGCGCGTCTATCAATGGGATCGTCATCGGCACTGGCGTTCTCTGTAACGTGTCTTCGAATCTGTCGATTAGCTTTTCGGGCAATGGCGTTGCCAACAACTCTGCGAATGCAGTCGTTGTCGGTAATCATACCGATGGCACGTTCTACGACAGTGGAAGCGGTGGCGTTGTTGCGGATAACCTCTAAGACGGTATATGGTCACCCTACACCCTCTTTAGTTGAAACGACGATATGATGGGTTTATACACTCTCCACGAAGTAAGAGACATGTGACAGACTCATCGACAACACATGCCTCTCGACGAAGCGTTCTTGGCGCATTATTGGGAACGCCATTCCTCGCCACGTCCGGATTCGACACACCGGCACAAACGCAAGCCGAGTGTGAAACAACGGTCGGGACAAACACCCACACAAACCCCTATTTCGACATCACGCACGACGACTTTGGCGCACAGGGCGATGGAACACAGGACGATAGCACGGCCATCCAGAAAGCCGTTGACGCGGCCAGCGAAGTCGGTGGCACGGTCTACTTCCCGCCGTCGCCGGGTGAGTATTTCCTCAACAACCCGATAGAGGTGACTGCCGGAAACGTCACGCTCAAAGGCTCGCCTGCGTGGGGGTCGATACTCAAAGCTGGCCCGAAGCTCAATCAGTCGATGGTTGACGGCCTTGGGAAAGGTGGGAAATCGACGAATGCCTCGCACGTTATCGTCAAAGACCTCGTCTTCAATGGCGAGGATGGGTGGACAGACCACGCCTACCGAGCGGCACACAAGGCGATTCGAACCAAGAAGGGCGCACATTGGACGATAGAAAACTGCTATATTTACGATACGCGAGCGACAGGCATCGGCCTTGATTCGGTCGCTAACGATCGGTATTTGCATAATCGCTTAGAGAAGTGCGGGACGCCGGGCGAAGAAACCGGGTCGAACGGCTTGGGAATTGGCGTCGGCGAAGCGGGTGAGACAGCACGCACCCCTACCTACGCGATTGGGAATACCATCATCGACACATCCCAACACGCGATTATCCTTGAACAGACTGGCGGATTTGAGGATACGACTAACGCCGTCTTTATCGGCAATGTCATCGACGGCGCTCGCGGTGGCATCGTCGGTGAGTTAGCAGACAAGATAACGTGTCTCGGCAATACTGTCGAGCACACTGACGAGTACGGCCTTTATTTCGGCCCGCTTGATTCACAGAAGGGCTGCCGGTTCGTGACGATGCAGGGCAACGTGGTTAGACACCACGGCAGTCCTGAGTACAACCAGCGGGATGGGTTGTTAGTTGCCGAAGAAACTGATTATGCATGGGCGCAGGGCAATATTGTCGCAGACTCCGGCATTCAGGTGAGCGCGAACGTCAATATGGTCAACTCGACCGGGCGTGAGGCCGCAGGCGTCGGTAACAAGCCGTCGATTGATGTGTGGCACCCACATTTCACGGGTGGCTTTGTCGAGAACACAGACGACGGCACCCTGTGGCATCTGAATACGCGCGGCGAGTTCCGAAACGTCTATTGAGTTCGTTAGTATAGCATACTAACCGCTGTTTTTCCGCAGGCAGTGACCCGCGAGAGCGGCGAGCACATCCAACCACCCAGAAGCATCCGAGCTAACACATTATGCCAGAAAACATAACCACAGTAGATGTCCGTGCAAAAGGCGCGGACACGAGCGGTCACGAACCAATAGATGACCTGCTTACCGACCACGAACACAGAGATAGGACTCGGTACGTCTTTCCACCCGGACGCTACCGACTCGCCGAACCCTTCGAAGCCTTTGATTGGGGCGAGTCGTTAGAGTTCGTCGGTGAGGGCAGACCGACCTTCGTGATTGAAGACCAATTCGATAAGCCAATCTTCAACTTTGGATACTCCTCTGGCAATCGAAAGCCGGGGAATCACCTTCGCTTTGAAGGCTTTAATATCGACATTACGGAGGATGGCGTCGGCCAACCCCCACTTTGGGCGCTCGCCAAATACGGACTCGACGTGCATAACGTCCGAGTCTTCGGCGAACGGAGTGCCGACGGTTCTCCGCTGTCGAGTACGATCTTCGGCATCCTCCGAGAAACCGGACGCGGAGAAATCAATCGGCTTGATATGCCGTTTGGTGCCGAACACCGGGGAAAGAAAGACCAAACCCATGAGGCAATCGGGCTGAATATCGTCAAAGGAAAGCACAACGGCCTGCTTCGAATCAAGAACTCGTATATCGCCGAACACGCGAATAACGGTTTTTACGTTTACAGACATTCGACCGGCGGGAACGTCCACGTCCGCAATTGTATCTCCCGAAACAACGGCCTCACGGCCTTCCGAATCGACGCGGGTGATACGTGCAAGGATTCGAATGTCCTCATCGACATGGATGACTTGCCCTATGACGGTGCCTGTGGCCTCTGGTCGCAGGGTGGGGGCAAGTTCGAAAACATCCACATCAAACGTGAGTCGGGCCAGAACAAGCTGATTCGAGACACGCAGGGGAACATCACGGAATCGTTCAAGAACATCACCATCGACAACGCAGGCGATGGCGACATCCTCAACCTGCATTTCCCCGGTGGGAAGTGGGTGTGCGATGGCCTCACCGTTCGTGATACCAACGACGACCCCGGCGACCAGAACGACTATTTCACGAGTCGGATTAAGCGCGACAACGTCGTCTTGAAAAACGTCGAATACTCCACGCAGGGGGACAAACGTCGGGGGATTCACTTCGAGGATTCGAAGAAAATCAAGGTCGAAGATTCACACTTCGACGTTCACGAAGTCGCGTTGAATTTCAAGGATTGTGAGAACACGGTCGTTGACGACTGGAACGAGTATCTTCGTGGTGCAATCAACCGATGAGCGAAACCACGTATTGGGCCGATAGTACCGAACGGAACGAGCAGAACGAACGGAACGAAGACAACGAGGAACCTATGAGTGACAAATCAGAACAAGAAGTCAAAGTAAAGCGCGACGACTACGACGAAATCGAAAAATTAGGAACGAAGTTTTTGTTTGTCATCCTCGGGGTGGCGCTTCTCGGCGTGTGGTCATTCGAGTATCAATCACTCGCTGGGATGCCCCAGACAGTGCTCCCGGCAGTCGCACTCGCGTTGCTGGCGGCAGGTGGTGTTGACGTGGCTCTTGGACGCCTGCGGAAATAGAACCCACTCATGGACAGGATTACCCGAAAGAGTCCCAGAAGCAGGGGGCGAAAGTGCCCCCTCACTCCGAGCTTTCGCTGCCTCAATCGAGACAGCACCCCGCAAAACACAGAGCCATGTTATAGTCCTTTTGATCATATGATGAATTGTCGCAACCAAAACCGAAATGTCGGAGGACAGGCGCGTGGCGCGGAATGACAATTATGATACAGACAGACGCGAGGAGAAATGAGCCTAACGGACAACCAAAAAATGGGTGGCGCAATGCTTGCCGTTGGCGTATCGCTGGCTGTGGCCGAAGCAACCGGCCACGTCGTCTTAGCAGACTCGACACTTCGCGTTATTATCCGAACCGGCGCGCTACTCTATGGCGGGGAGGTCATGGCCCGGATGGTCGGATTATCCCCCCTTGGTGGCAAGACCAGTCGAAACGAGGAGGGTGACGGCAAGTGAAACACTATCTTCAGGAATACATCGACTGGGTTCTGTACCGGTCGGTGTTTAGTTCCGGGTACTTCGTTGCAATCGTGTTAGGACTCACGTTCGGGCTGTCATTTATCTCGGTCTTGTTCCAAATCTCCCCGCCCGAAATGTCGCTACTCGCCGGGATTGCGTGGCTTGCAGTGGCACTCTATTTGGACTGGTTTGCCGACACACCCGAACCATGTCCAGATGGGGTGATACTCATCTTTACCATGCTCTCATTCGGTCTTGTGAGCGAGTACGGGCGACTCATCCCGAACCTTATCCCACCGGGGATTACGGCGGTTATCGGCTATAGTGCGTTCATCGTAGCGGCTCTGCTGGCGTTAAGCGTGGTGCTCTTCATTCTCCACGAGTTCGAAGAACAGTTCCGAACCCTCCGATTGAGACACCGCTAATCTTTGCGGTCGTCGATTACTTGTTTCGCCTGTTCGATTGCTTCTTGTTCGCTATTCTCGCCCAGAGGGATCACTGTCAGTGGCACTCGTTCGGGTGGTGAGATTCCAACACCCGTTGATTTCGGGTGCAGAATGGCTCTCACTTCCTCATCGTCTATTTCGATAGTGCAATCTCGGTATTCCATGGGTATGTGTTTAAGTAGGGTTGGGTAAATAGCTTGGTGTGGGTTAGTATGCTATACTAACGTTGTCGTCTATTCTCGTGTAGGAATCAGTTTATGCAGCGATATATGGTTTATATAGTATTCAACGTCTCTCGTATGGAGCGAATAGATAGGTATTTTCCCAATCACAATAGTCACACTTGATACCGAACTCCAGCATGAGTGCCCCATTGCGTACAGTTAGATGTTCGTAAATTCCTTGGGTTGCTCGTTCACCGCCCGGGCCATAGACGGTGGTGTCTTCCAACGATTCTCCACAATTTGGGCAGGCGTCTGTCATTGTTGTGTAGTCCTATATTCTGTGTTGTTGCGTATCTCGGGGGTGATTGGTGTGCCGTTCATGGTACGAGTTTGTATATTCCTTCTCGGTAGTCGGTTGCGATTCTGTCGAATGAAAACGGTGGTGACTTCTTTTTCCCAACGATGTACTCACGGACGGCTGGTTGTCCTTGGAACCTGTCCTCGAAGAACATCCGGAGGACAGAAGGTGTCAAATTGTATTTCCCACCGCCCTCCTCGTATAGGCCTACATCTTTGGCCATGCCAATCACGATGCTTCGGGCCGCCTTTGTAGTCAGTGGTTCCCCCCATTTGTTTGTGGAAAGGAATAGCGATTCGCATCCTCGTGAGTCGGGGCGGATAGCCAGCCATCTCCTAAGTTCATGAACTGTTTCTCTATCGAGGGGGACTTTTGCCGTCGACAGCCTCCCACCACCTTGTGGTGCAGGCGATTCGTGTCCACTAATGATGATATGCTCAGGGACTCCATCCCTCGGATCTAATGTGAGGGCGTCTTCGTCGTGGAAAGGGTTCTTCTTAATCCGGAGGTCGGTGACTTTGAGGTCGGGTAAATCATTCACTCCGACACCAATCTTTGCGAACAGCATGAACACAGCACGCTTCAGTGGGTGTCCGGTGGAGTCTAACGTTCTTTGGACTTCGGATATAGTCGGCAACCACCTTGTATCCGACTCGGTTAGTTTGTCGGGGACTGGGACTCCAGTGTGGGCATTGTTGTGACACCCATCGCACAGTGTTCTCAAGTTGGACATAGCGTCTTTTCCTCCTTTTGAAAGAGGGACTACGTGATGAACGTGGAGGCGGTCAGACTCTCCACAGTTTATACACACGCCACCATCCAATTCAATCCGCTTCTTCCTTGTCTCGGGCCACGTTTTTGATCTCATTTTATCGACTCGCGTAGTACCATCTGCGTATTCAGCGGTCGAACTTGGCGATTAGAACCCGACCGTCGTCATAATCCCAACCGAGTTCCAATCTAATCTCGGTATCATCGTCCAGTTCGTCGATTACTTTCGCCCCTCCGATTACGTCGATTTGTTCTTTCGTTAGTGTCGCTTCGAACTCGTCTAAGTGTATCCAAGTCATCGGTAAGTCACACTTCCGTATTTCACGGGAGAACTCCAACCGGGAGTGTCGTGTCATGGCCACACCGCTGGCAGTCCCACGTCATCCGTCGAGTACCGAACCGCCTTTCCATCGACGCCGTCATTTCTGCCGCCTTACGTGCTTGTTCTGGGGTCATATTTGAGAGGTCGTCAGCGAGGAACTCCTCTGTTTTCCGTTCAACGAATGCTGGCCCGTAACCGTCGGGGTTTTCATATTCGCAGTCGTATTTGTGTCCGAGTATTAGGCATCGTAGTTTCATGTTGAGTCTCATCTGCGTATCAAGCAACGTCTTCAATTCGGACAGTGACTGTGTGTCCACAGTTCCCGCACTCTATCGTAGTATCGTCAGTGATTGGTGGTGCACTTTTGAGTACTTCCTCTCCGTTGACGATGGGATCTGCTGCAAACATCCCACTCATGTTGTTGTAATCGCCGCACTCTCCACACTGCATTCCCCACTCGTATCCGCTGAAGTGGTTTGTCGAGTTTTCAGTCATTGTTGGTTACTTCTCTTTAGGCGCATAATCGTCAGTGTGATCATCCAGTTCACCATCACACCCGTCGATAGGGCATGGTGCTCCGTCAATTGGATCGTCGAGTAGCAGGACATCGTGGTCTTTCGACGTGCAACCGTGGAGTAGCGGGTGGTCGTATCGGTTCTCGTATTCAGGCAAGATAATCAACTCCCCGTCTCTCACGTCGAACAGTCGTTTACAGTCGTTACATCGGACATCGAAGTCTGCGATAAAGCCTACTTCCGTGTCATCTGATTCGCAGCTCGGGCAAGTGGTGTATTCCGTCATGGTTAGTTCAGCGCCGTCACTCTCCCCGTCTCGACTGTCTCGACGAATGCAGCCGAGTCTATCGTCTTCATGTCTCCAGGGTTGTCGTTACGCGAGAGGAAGAACAACTCAAGTTCTTCCGAGTAACGCGCTTCGAACTCAACACCGTCAGCCGATTCGTAATTTCCTTCGTAGTTGCGGATTGTTGTCGTCATTGTTGGTTACTTCCTATTTCTGTGATATTCAGAAGCGGGATTGCAGTTCGTTAGCAATCTCTCGCACCTGTTCTTCGTTCGCGCGTTCTATCTCTTCCCGAACGATCTCCCGAAGCACGTTCTCCAACTCCGGAGCTTGGCCGTCGATGTATTCGGCCCATGTTCGGCCCATCTCTTGGCGTCGTTCGTTGTGCTTCGCGTAGTCGTCAGCGGGGAGTTTGATGTTTCGTCGTGGCATGGATTCCGAAATGGATTTTCTAAGAGGGTTGTTTAGTTGGCGTTGTCTGCGCAGAGTTCCATTTCGATCTGTGGGTCTGCGAAGTGGTTACTCCGGGAGAAATCTTCGATGGACTCGCCCGAGTGTTCGACGTGGTCACCATCGTCGGTAAGTTCGAAGGTGTCATGGTGGGCGTGGACTTCTTCGCCGTCAACGTCGTATCGCTTGTAGACGCTAAGGAACTCTTCGCCATGGTCGTGCCGTTCGACCGTGTACGTGCTGGTAACGGCGTAGTGCGGGTCGTGGACGTGCGTGCCCTCGTAGCCTTCTGTAACCTGACTCGGGAAACGGGTGTCGTCGTCGATGTTTTTGATTTCTTGGAAGGTCGATTCGATTTCGTCCGTCGGGATGTTGTTGTTCTGGGTCATCGTTCTTCTACATGTGATACATAGGGATACACTGTATTAAAGGTTTCTATTTTGCTATAGAATACACTGGGATACATGTGTTAGTATCTCATACTAACCTGCGGGTGCCATCGGGCGGTATAACATCTTTTATCTCTCCGTGAAGTGCGGGTTAGAGACTTCACGTCGAGACCGCAATGACGGCTGTCACGGCGTAGATGCAATACAGTACCAGTAGCGCCTTTAGTACGAGCCAATTCCACTCCATCGTCGTTCTTGGTTCAAGCATTGTTGAGTAGCGATTGTGTACCTCGCAGGTTAGTACAGCATACTAACCTTGGCGCCCCCATCGTTCACCGATACCTACAGCCCTATCAGGAACGTGGATCTCTCGGGCGTATCGTCCTTCGACTATATCCATCTCTGGAACATCGGCTGCTTGCGCGGCTCTTTCAACAACCAGTTTGAACACTGGATCGCGTTCATACTGTCTGATTGCTTGCTTTCTCGACAGCGGGATTTCGATTGTTGTGTATCCGAGTGGCATTGTTCTACTTCTCCTTTATTCCGTCAATATCCTTTCCAGACATAGTGATAACACCACTACCTGGGATAGCTACCTTCAATATTTGTCGTTCTGGTTCACCACGAAGATCTCTTTCCATGATTTCACTTCTCCTTTGGGCTAAAAGCGGCAGTGGCAACGATACACCCAACGACAAACGGGAGTATTGCGAGCCAATCTTTTGTTCTGCTTGGTGGGTAGAAAATCAGAACTGTAATCACTACCAAGGCAGTAAGAAACGAAGCGTCAATTCCTTCTCTTACCCATTTTGCCAGTCTCATTTTCTACTTCTCCATATCGCCGTAATAGAACGTTGTCATTCTAACAGTTTCCTCTCCGCGTTTTTCACGTTCTTATTCACTGCCTGCCGACTCTTCCCGCGAATATCGGCCCATTCCGACTGGGAATAACCTTTCTTGGTCGTGGCCCAATAGTCGAGAGCTTCTGACGCCGATAAACCGCTACGGAGTAACGTCTCAAGTTCGTCCATCTATGCGATTTTGACGAGATTTTCCCCACGGGTTCGGATTTCGTCTGCCGCGTCCTGTCCCTTCTTGTCTTCGTCCATCGTGACGTTGTTGATGACTTCCGCGAAGATGGCTTCGACGGCATCGAGGTCGCTAACTTGGAGTTCGTCGATGGCGTAATCAATGGCCGCACCGAATGCCATACGGTGGAGGCTACGGCTCGCGTGAGCTTCTGCACCTTCCGCGCGTTCAAGGTTCTTCCCTGCAACAATCAGGCACTCGCCAGCGGCTTTCATCGTGTTGTTCTGGGTCTTGGATTGGGTGGTAACAGACATTGTTCTTCTACATGTAAACCATAGGTTGCTACTGTATTAAGTGTTTCTATTAGTCTTTGGATATGTAGAGGGTGTATGACTCGCCACACTCCCAACACTCTCCGTCTTTAACGATACGTCCCAAGTCGATCCACGTCTCGCACTCGTCGCACTGAAAAAGCGTATCGTCAACCCAGAGCTGTACGTTGTCGGTGGTGAGTTTTTCCATCGTATCACTTCTGCTTAGTGTTGAAAGGGGAAGTCATGGTTTCGTGTAGTTGTTCGTCTTCTGTGCCTTCTCCCATCGGTCACGAGCTGCTTGGATATGATTCCGAACGGTGTTCTTTGACAAATCCAATATCGCCGCTATCTCGTCTTGGGAAAGGTCGAACAGTCCACCGAGTACCGCAACCTCCGCCTCTCGACGGGAGTAGACTGATTCATCCTCAACTTGGTCAAACAATTTGTCAATGTCGATGGATTCGAGAGCGTCGGTGATTTCGAAATATCCCTCGTCGGCGGAGATACCCGATAGGAATATCTCGCCAGGGACGTGTTCGTGTTCTTCTACGATGTCAACCCCGAGGAGTTCGATGGGCATGAGAACAAACTCGTCCCCACGACGTGCGAAAACCATGTCGGATTCTCCGATGGCATCAGCGGGTTGCCCGTAGGTAAGCCATTCTTCGTTGCTCATGCTGTTTCCTCCGTGACTTTCTCGTCCCATTCGGTAGGGTATCGGCGTTTGAAGCCGTTGAGTTGTTCTTCGTCGTGAACTTCGTGAATCGTGATTTTGTCACCGAAATGCAAGAGGCTTGCAAGGTCGGTACCTGGAACGTCGTTGTGGTTCTCGACTTCATTGCCGCTGTGGATTGCTGTGATGTTCGCTATCATTTTCCTTCTACATACTAACCATGGTTAGCCATCAACTTAAGTGTTACTAATCATAGTTGGTAGTATTCAATACAACCTACTTCCTACCACCACCATAATGCGCTGGTTTGGCATCTGTCACTTTCGTTCGGACAAAGCCCAAGTCGCCGCGTTTCTCACAAGCAGGGCACTGTGGAGGCTGTACGTAGGCTCTCCCGTCTCTTGGAAGTTCACCGACCGTCGTTTCCCAGTCGCATGATTTACAGACGACGGGATACGTCTCTTTGTGTGACGGTGAGAGGAACGAGCATTTCAATGGGGAGTACAGTACCCCCTCAAGCTCGTATCCGTCTATCTCTTCTAAGTCGTGTTCGTGTTCGAATGCGGTTATCGTCATAATTTCAGTGTATAAGTCTTCTTATCGTTCTATGTCGGCCCCAATTATCTTCGAAGACGCATTCCGAGCGTCTTGCGCTGAATCATAAATTGCCATGTCACGGTGGTCTGCTTCAACTTCATGGCAGGCGTCGGAGATATTTCGGAGCGTATTCTCGTCTAAGTTCTCTCCCCAAAGGTAGAGACTCCCATCGTCATATTTCCACGCAATTGCAGGCCCAAGTTTGTACTCAAGTGCTTCTTGAGCACCACTATGCCATTCGCTGAAATACATCTCTATTTCGGTGTGAGGCTGTTCATCGTAGTCGCCGTAATGGTCGTGAGTAAGTTCTGTCATGGTACTAATCTCAGTGATAAGGTGGTTTAGCTTGGTGTATGGGTCTCTAAATGTTCTCTAATATTACAGCAATCGGCACGGATAGCGACATTGTTGCAAACATGAGGATGAATCCCCTCTCGTCGTTATCCAGCGAGTAAAACCACTTCATGACTCGCTCCCGAACCGATCCTGCTTCGGGGAACCCGACTGGCCCATCAGCACAATACTGACACGCCCATCCAGTGATGTACCCGTTCTTGAAGTTCACTCGGTTCCTGCTTCGGAGGTGGTTCGTTTTCTCGCCGATAACGAAGTAACACGCTTGCGATTTCGCTACTTCGTTACCGCAGGAACTGCATTCAACCGTTTCATACTCCACGTCTCCGTGGACTGTCGTTGTTTTCTGTTTTTGACTCATGGTACTGGTTTCAGTGGATGATCTCACTTATCTCTCGCCGTAGGCCAAACGCTCTAACGCCGCGTCTTCGCGTGTTCGATTCCGGGGCATCGTCTCGAAGTCCCGAACTACGATTCCATCGCCAAGATAGGCGTAACGCACAGTCTCCGCCTCGTATTCAGCGGTCAACTTTAACCGCCTCCTGTAGCTTCTCGTTCGCCTGAACGAGCCACTGCCGAAGGCAACTCCGGCACAGGTTCAGCCGAGAGGCCACATCTCGGAGGTCTCCGCATACTTCGCAAGTTTTCTCGGTGTTACTTGCCTTAGTCATCGCCATCACCTTCGAACTCCAAATCTCCGTTATCGTAGTCCTCTTTTGCCTCCTTTAGCATCTCTGCGAAGTCGGAGACGGTCATCGGCTCTCCGACGATAACATTCTCCCGTTCGTTCATCTCCCCGACCGCTTCGTCTACCGTTCGTTGTAGGTCTTCGTCGTCACTCATTCTCCGAGTACCTCTATGAGTTCTTGTTGGCGTATTTCTCGGGGCATCCACCCGCAACCGTCACAGGCGTAATTGTCGAATCTCGGGTCTTTGCCCCATTCTGTCTCGCCGCATTTCTGACACTGCTTGGTGTGTTCCACGGACTGCTCACTCATCGCCGTCCTCCAGTAGCATTTCACGGATTTCCTTTTTCGTCGGGATGTCGAGTCGCTCGCCCGAGATGAGGGCCTCGTAATCGTCGAGTTCCGCGTTCTGCAACTCGTTCCGGACGTGTTCGAGGTCTTCGTCGGTTGCGTCTTCGACCTTAACCCAGAGGATTTTCTGCTCACTCATCACGGGAACACTCCTTGCACCACTCCGGATTGGGGAACACCGCTAACGGCTTTTCGAGCACGCTCTTCGCCGAGGAAAGCCGGGGACAATCCATTCGGGAGTGAATCCGTTGACGGCTTGCACCGCCCGAACTCCCTGCTCGGTAGACCAGTCTCTCTGTTGATTCTGATTTTGAACTCATGGTTAGTATTGTATTGTAACAAAGTCGCCGTCGGACTCGAACCGACTGACGACCGCATCGACAGGGACAGGCCACCAATTCGGTAGCCCGTCCCTGTTGTTTGTCGTCCGTTTTTCGTGGGGACAGAGGGCCGTGTCCGGCCTTGCCCGGTCGCTCGCTGGTTTTGAAGAATCCACAATGGTAACCTGTAACTCGTCTTTCGGCGGATGACGTACTGCGTACAAGATGGAAGTATGGACAGTGCTCGTAAGAGCGACCGCAGGAACTCGCCACGGACGAGCGGACGAGTCCCAAACGCGCGCAAAGAGAGTCGAACTCTTTTCCCGGCCTTCCGGACGCGCACATTAGTTCCCACTCCCCGGTTGGCCGTTGAAGACACCGACCACATGCCCGACGCCTTGCCGGTGGCTCTTCGCCATGTCCCGAACATCCGACTCCTCGCCATCGACGTGCCACATGCACTGCTGGCAGTGCGCCGAATAGTCGCTCATATCAGCACCCCGACGAAGTAGGCCACGAGGAGCATGACCATACACAGAGTTCCGAAGTGGACGAAATACCGGCGCAGAATCATGCCTTTGCCTCCGGAATCGTGAACTTCGTCGATGGATGGGCGGTGATTACATCCTCTAAGGTGTCGTCTGTCGGGTGTTTTCTGTATAGCTCGGATGCATATGGCCGGGAAATGCCATACGCCCGTGCTATTTTTTTAACGGTGTATCGGTCACGGAGAAGAGCAACCGTCCGTCCAATCCGCGCCAGCGCTTTGGCTTTCAATAACTGCATATCCATCTCCAATTCTACGGTAACGCCATTGGCAGACGATATTTCAGACATATCCATCCGGTTAGTCATCTCCCGGAATGAGTGACCAAACCACGCCCCTTGGTTGATTATCTGCCGCCGGTTTTTCCACAAAGTTGCACGAGACTGAATTTCCCACTCCTTGCGGCACTCATCAGTATGGCTGTTGCTGATAATCTCCCACGCCTTCGTTTCCGGATTCTTTTGGTCGAATTTCGTAATGATTTCGCCACAATCACACAGAACAGCCGTGTCAGCGTACCGGCGTCTATGAGGATAGTTTGGATTAACGTACTTCGTCGCGCCACCCGTGACGTTGGTAAACGTGTCCGACACACGCCACGACCGCGCGAAGATAACCGCACGACACCAGAAGTAATTCGGGATATTCACCGACCCATCACCCCTAATGTGCTTTTGCTTAAACGTCGCTTTCGTCTGGGGAAACTCTGCGATTGTCTCCCGAAACTCAATCATCTTCTCTATCGGGTCAAACCCATAGTCCGGGTCGGGAATCAGGAACTCGTGGTATTTCTCCTCGTGAGTCGGGTTGAAGTGCTCGGCAGTGACGCTCATGCTTTCCTCCGTTCGCCGAGTGGCGACAAGCCACAGTCCTCCGGAGACACGTTCTTCGACGCAAGCTGATAGGCTAACTTCGTCCCTGTCGCACGGACAACCTCTGCCTCACCCGAACACCGCTTACACGGACGCCAGCGGCTATCCAACTCGTCGAGTTCCTTGCGGTGCCATGGCCCATCCGAGCACGACGTGGTGTAGCACTGTGGTTCGTCGGGGTTCTCTGCGTCTGGCGTGTGATAGACGTAGGACTGACTCAATCGCGTCGGGAGCGTGAGAACAGTCATTCGTCAGCACCCCCCAGTGGCGACAGCCCGAAGTCGTCTGGTGTGTGGTCGTTAACGAAATGTGCTTCTCGCGAGCGTGAGCCGTCGAATCGGAATCCGCACGGACACTCGGTTAGCACGATGCTTGTCGAGCGAGGGGTGCCATGCCGAGTGTGTGCTTCTATCGTCATTGCCCGAACACCTCACCAAGCGTCTTCGCGCGCTCGTGGTCTTGCTTGCGCACCGAGTAGCCCTTTGCCGTCCGATTGAGCAACCGCGCATCGAAACAATACCACTGGTCGTGGCTTCGCATATCCGGTTTGACAGTGACGAGCGGCGTCAACCCACCACGGTCTGCAAACTCGACAAGCGCATCAATCTCGTCGCGCGTGAACGTTACCGTCCCGTCTTTGCGCGATTTGTGCTCAATAGCGAAGCCCTCTGCCAACAGTATCGAAAACTCGCCACAGTCTCGCGTGGCGATGATGTCCGGGCGGGCGCGTTGGGTCGCTCCACCACTTGCCGGCGCTCGGTAGGCGGCAAAGCCGTATTCGTCTTCGAGCAAGTCCGAGAGTTCGCGCTCGTCTCGGCTCCCTTTTTTACTCGAACTACTCATGGCTCAACACGCTCCACACCGCAGTTGTAGCACCGAAACCCGTCGATACGGAGCGGTTCGTTGCAGTTGCGACAGTGGCCTTCGGGCGGGCACGCAACGCTCATTCTCGCACCTCAACGAGATTCCGCGCAGGCATCCGAAGCCACTGCTCGGTGCAGTTTTCCCCTTCGAGGTAGTACATCCAGCGACCGTCAATCTTCGTTTGGTGGCCGTAAATCGGCGGTCGGTTATCGGGCACTTCGACCCGACCGGGAGTTTCTAAGTACGTTTCTTCGTCGTCGTCACCTCGGAATCGGTCTGATAGACTCATGGTTGTGGCACCTCCTTGAGTAGCGGTTGCTGGCCGTCGTCACGTTCATCACGCCGACGCTTGCGCCATGCTTCGACGTGCGAGCACTCCCCGACTGCCGTGATTGGCTCACCGTCGTCGAGTGCAGGGAACCGATGATACCCAAAGCCCGGACACGAACATCCGAGGAAGGTAAAGCTGTCCGCGACCGCGTCGGCCTCATCGACTGGTCGGGAGAGGGTTTCGACGACGAACAGCAGATTGCCGCTGTTGTCTTCGCCGGGTTTGACCGATACCGACTCTTCCATTTCGAGGCTTTCGACTGGGTAGCCCGCCTCTTGCATCCATGTAACGAACTCGGGTTGAACGACCATCGCCGACTGTTCGGCGTCGTATCGCACGTCGAGGCAGTCGTCACGGAGGTCTGCCTGCGCGAGTGATTTGGTTGCGCTCATGCCAACCACCCCACGATGTTCTCGACTCCGATATTGCCGATTGCCACGAGGACAAGACCGACGAGTGCAATCTCAAGGCCCGACATTTACATCGCCTCCTCAAGGCTTTCGACATCGTCTAATTCGACGTAGTCATAGCCCCACATTTCGAGCGTTGAAATAACGCGGTCGGGGACTTCGACAGCGTCGAGTGGGATTGCATCGCCCGTTTCCGAATCGACGGCTTCGAACAGCCGGGCGCGGCTCCCGTCTATCTTCTCGAAATAGAACTCAATGCCCTTCAGGAACACTTGGAACCGACCACCGGGGAGCTGTCTGTCCATCGTCGTGTAGTCCGTTGCGCTCATGCCACGAACCCTCGCACGTTCTCGGCGACTTCGTCAGTGTCGGGGGCTTTCTCGTCGAGCAGTCGGTAAAAGTGGATAGCGACCGTGAGGCCAATCCACGCCACGGGCAGGCCGATCAGCGTTTGCAGTAGGTCAGGGTTCATCGCCACCCCTCCGAACAGCCCTCGCAGATTGGAACGCGCTCGCCGTCACGCATGGTACTTCCTGCGGATCGGTTCGGACAATCAACGCACGTCGTTCTGGAACTCAAACGCGGTCGTCGGGATGTGGTGGCGTCGGGTCGTCCGATTTCGTCGTGGCCGGGTTTCGGCAGTCGGATGACGGTTGGGTACTCTGCCATTGTCTTAGGCCTCCAGCGTCTTCTTGCCCGTGTGAACGCAATTCCAGCAGGGCAGTTCGCCGAGGTCGTCACAGTCGCAGTCGTCGTCTTCGTCGTCAGTCTGTGCGTCGAATAGGTCGGTCAGGGTGGTTTCTGTGGTGCTCATTGTCCTTCCTCGGTGAATAGATCGTCAGGCAATTCGCGTCGGAGAACGTCCTCGTAGTCCTCTCCGCGGCATTTGTAGCCGTGGATGGTGTCCGCGAATTCTTTTGAAACGTGAATCGTCGTTGTTTGTTTCATCTACAGTTAGACCATGGTTCTATAGGCCCATAAATCTATCTATAGAACAGTGATACGTTACCTATAGGTCGGATGTTCTGTTCTATCGCGGATAGCCGAGGCTTGACCCGCCAAGCGTTCTAAAACATCTTCCCGTGGGTTCTCTCGCTGGTTTTCGTGTGCGACATGCGCCCGTACCCTATCTATGTCTTTAATCCCCGTAATCCGGGCGTTACGGAGGTATTCGGGCAGTCTCTCTAAGACGTGAGCCGCTTCGAGAGAGGGTGGCATACGAGTCGGTGCGTCGGTCGAAGACATGGCTATTAGGTCGTTCTATAGGTCGATAAAAGAACCGACCGGAGTGAAAGTGAACGCGGGTTTCACTCGAAAAGTGGTGTCTCTCGTTAGTACGACATACTAACCAGAAAGGCGGGGTTCGAATGTTACACAAGCTCGAAGGGGCGGGGAACTCGGATGTTATACGAAGGTAACAACGCTTATTACCACGGACGTTATATTCAGTGATGTACTGATTTTCGCGGGTAGCGGGGCTGTATCTCGGTGGTGGATTAAACGAACAGCTGAAAGAGGGGGTGGACACCCCCTCATTATAACGTTATATTTCGATTATAACGTTATACAACTACTACTACTATACTCTATTACAGTAGTAGTAGTAGTACGAAACAGCGGAAACAAAAGAAGCCGTGGTAGTTAGTTGTCGAGTTCGGCTTTGATCCGTGCAGCTTCGGCAGGCGACCACTTGAACCGCGATTCTCCGGGGCGTACAAAGGCGTGGTCTGGCGCACCCGTCCGTTCTTTAAGCCGGTCGATAATGTCGTCCGGTTCGACTTGTGCAAGACGAGCGGCTTTCTTCACACTCGACAGCTCGGTGTTGACAGGGCGACCGTCCCAGACATCGTCTTCGAGTGTTTCCATTATCGTTTCTAACTTCTGTTCGGATGTATCGACGTTCTTACGACGCTCTCGAAGCCGTGTCAGACGACGCTCGACACCTTCGCGCTCTGCTTGCAACTCTCGTATCTTCGCATCGAGATCGTCTTTCTCGTCTTCCAGCGTTTCTATTTCGTGGTCTATCTGTTCGGCTTCGCCTCGTGCATCACCGAATGCTGCTTTCCACTCTATTTTCCGGATTTCGCGGGCTAACTCACCACGTTTGGTATTACTCATGGCTCGGTCGTGAACACGTTCGTTCACCCGAACGGCGTACTGCTTGTTAAATTCACCGTGGATATATTCCTCGAAGTCCGGAAACTCAAATTCGCCGTTCATAGTCCCACCTCCCACGCGCGAGTGTTGTTTCCGAGGGTGTTGTTTCCGATTCCAATACTGTCGTCCGACGTGAATGCATTTGAGTTCATGGTGATGTCTGGGTTTGACATCACTGGCGAGACTTGCCGCTCATGGAGAGGGCAAGCTATATTATCTCGGGCACAGAAACAGAAAGTGAGTGGCCTTCTGTTCGGGATGTCCCCACATCCCGGTGCCGTCGAATCGACCAGCGATGGGTTTTCGTTTGTATTCTGTTCTGCGTCTTCGAAACCGCGCGCCTTAAACTTACGTGATTGACTACCGAACGTCATCCGACCCTACCTCGTGGAACTCCTCAAACTCCCGTTCACACTGGGGGTTTTGGCATTGATACCCGGCTCCACGCAGGTTGACAAACGCGCGTTGGTGGCAATAGGGACACACGAGCGTCCCCTCTGGTTCCTTTGATTCCACGTCACGGTAGTGTTCCAACCGACTTCGGGCATTTTCCGATACGTTCCACGTCCGGGATTTAGGGTCGTAGTCGTCGGTTTTCTTGATGATACCGTGCCGACTCATTTTCAGCCAGAGCGCCCGATCTATGCTATCGAAGTCCGTCAACTCGACGGGATTCTCTTGCTCGACAATTCCAACCAGCGACCGCCAATTCTTGGTGAGAAAGTTACCCGTGTCACGTCCAACGTCCTGCCGTCCATTATCCCGATTCGTCGAGAGGCTCATTAGATTCCCTCACGGCAGTGGCGACACTCATCGTAATGTCCGCCAACCCACTGATAGCAATACTCTCCGTCACACGGGTCAAACGTCTGTATCGTCACATGCGCCGCCATCAGGCATCACCCTCCTGCCAATAGGCAAACCCCTCAACGAGTTTTTCCTGCCGCGCCGTGATACCCTGCTTTCGTCGGGTGAGCTGCGCAATGGTATCCTCTAACTCGTCTTCCGATTCCATTACCCAGTAGCCGTTATGTCCCGACCCAATCGGGATGTTTCGCTTGTGAATCAACGCACGCACGCACTTGCGCGTTTGTGGCGTGGAATCCAGTTCATCCATCCCTCCGAGGATGTCCGATATTTCGCCCGAGGTAATCGCGTTCTCTTCTCCGACGTGGTCTTTCAGGACACTCCAGACCGCGTCGAGTTCTTTCTCCGATGCGTCACAACCCCAGTACTCCTCTTTGTCGGTGCTCATGTCCGGCGCACCTCCAACCACTCGCCGCCATCCATCGGGACGGTGTATATCTCACCGACTTTCCGGAGTTCGTTGAGTTGCCGCTCGACGAAGTCCTGTCCGTAGTTCTCGCCACCGACAACTGACTCAATCAAGACCTCCCGCGGGAGATTCGTCACGTCGAGTCGGTTGAAGATAGCCTTTCGACAGTCAATTGTCGGGTTCGGTGCAACGGTCGGCGTTTGGGTCTGTTCTTTGCTCATAGACTTGCTCTATAGGCAGTCCCGCGGCTCATCGAACGGTACGTTTATGCCGCCGGAACGCGAAGGAACCAGTAGGGAATGCGGTTCTTTTCCGCGTGTTGTCTGCCTTGCTAATGACTATTGTGTGTCGGCGACTTATAGATTACGCTTAGACCGACCTATAGAACATAGGATGGTCTTATAGGCAACTCCATTTGGATAACATTTATCTATAGGCCGGTTGTATACCTAAGTAAGACCGTAAAGGACACGAAAACAGTGTCCCGGTGTCTTCAGCACCGAGACGGTCTGAACAAGTGAATCCGCATGAGTATCCAAGACGCAAACCCGGTTAACGATTTCGGTTGTTTAGTTGATGAACCACGCGGCGCAGGCGCACTGTCGGCCACAGAAGCCAATCATCTCCTTGGCTGCAACACCGAGCAGTCTACAGAACGACGGATGATTATTCTCCGCGTTCTATGCGACGAAGCACCCATGCCAAAGACAGAGTTCGTCACGCGCATCTCTGCACTTGAGCATGACGTTGACGACGATGACGTGACGACCACCCAACGCAAGCGAACGAATGCCGCACTCGTCCAAACCCACCTGCCTGCCTTCGAAGCGGCAGACATCCTCCAGCTTGGCGATGGAAGTGATTCGACGATCTCGTTAGGCACGAATGCCGAGGAATTGTTTGAGTTCGCTGGCTTGGAGCGCGAGAAAGAGAGCCTCCTTCGCCGCCTTCTCAACTTCTTCGGCCTCTAATTCCGGTTTTTCCGTGCCCGGTCGCGTTCCAGCTCGACGCCTCTTTCGACGCCTTGCTCAAACCCGATTTTAATCCCCATTTTGAGAAGGTCATACTCTTTGTCAGAGAGTTCTGTCCGCTCTCCCGAGAGCAATGCAGACGCATCCAGAGAGAGTTGTTCGGTCTTCTCTCCCTCCGAGTTCTGTTCTACTATATCATCAAGGTCGTACCTGTTTTCATAGTAGTTCTTGAGCGTCCCGTAGCGGTTTTTTATCTCACGGAATGACCGACCCATACGGTCATCGACAGGCCCAAAGAATTTGTAGTAAACATCGGAGTAGTGGCTATCAGTGTATGTTTTCGTACCGTATTCTTTTGCCCCAACCTCTGGCATCTTCGAGAATGCCATCTCCGGGTTTTCGTCAATTACTCTTATGGCTTCCTTTTGTGGGTCGGTCGTATCTTCATCTATAAGATCCTCAAGCAGTTCGATTTCGCTTGGCCTTCTGTCTCGTACCATGCTATAGGCCACTCTGGCGGCTAATAAAAAACTGGTAGTTAGTCCATGGCGCTACAATCAATCTATATGCCGGTATGAAACACCTATACGTCAGTAGGAGCGACCTATACGTCACCAGACGACCGAACGATATTATGGTTTTGTAAAAACTGTTCAAGACCTTCGTCCGATAGTGTCAAGGTCGCGCCGTTAGGAGACGCCACGCACGCCCTCTTCCCGGTTTTACCACACTCGGCCGTCTTTTTGTCGCCGTGCATGTCTTAATAGATTATATTCACGTAGTAAAGTCTTTGCGTCACCGGAATGGAAGTGAAAACAGCGTTCACAGAGCCACATTCAGAGCACAACAGTCATTCATTACTTTACTTTCACCCAACCATTTTGCTATACCACTGAATGGTAGTTTCCCATGGTTTATTATCTATACGTCTCACAAGGGCAATAGTTATAAAGCCACAGAACAACCTATAGGCCAACAAAGCGACCTATAGGCCATCTTTTCCGTAGTGTTCTTGTAACCGTGTTCACAGCACGGGTACATTCGACCAGCCTGCCCCTTCTCATTCATGAGCATACGAAACCAATCCAATAGCCACACGTACAGTTGTGAATACTGCAACGGGCCGCGAACAAAGGAGGGCGTGAATGGTTCCTTCTGTTCGGAGGAATGCCACGACAAACACCGAGGCGAAAACCTACTCACGTATCTTGAGAACGACCATCGCCTGTGTGCCAATTGTGGGAGTAAACTGAAAGTCGTCGAACCACCAACACAGGCCCAACTCGTTAAGATACAGGGCTACCACAGCACCAAATCCCTCGAAGACGGCGGGGGCTATCAATACAAAACCCCACTCGCAGACGCCGAAGAACTCCCAACCGTCTGTGGCTCATGTGGCAATTGTACGCTGTCGAAACCCTTCCCCGAAGCACAGTCTATTTTCCTGCGTGAATGCGCTCGGGGTATCCTTGCGTCCCTTCGAGAGAAGCGGAGAGAAGGCACCCACGACAAGACGATAGACGACGAGACGTTTTTTGAATACCTTGAAACACCGGACGACATCCCACTCGCGTTAGGGAGGGCTATTGATGGCTGAGCCCGCCGCGTTCCTCATCACCTTCGGTGCGATGCTTCTCGCAGGTGCCGCCCTTCTCCGCTACCTCTACTCATGAGCACAACACACGACCGACTCCGCTGTATGAGTTGCTGGCGAATGCTCCGCGGTATTCGAGCAAAACAGACTGGCCACTGCCACGTTTGCGACAACGATCGTTAGCATACCATACTAACCTGAATACATTTGAATTCATGCCCGATAGAACCACCATTTCGCTCCCACAGCCCGTCAAAGAGGAGATAGACGCCAAGAAACCCGACAATCTCTCATACGGTGCGTTTCTGTCTGGCCTGATTTCCGATACAGAACTCATTACCAACGAGGATTTGATGGCCCGATTGGACGATTTGGAGACGACGATACCGAATCAAGCGGCCAATGAAGTCCAGAATCGCATGACGAGACGGTGAATGCATACTCATTCACTGTGCTGTGCGGTGCGGTCACCCGAATAGTAGCGCAAGACTCCGATAAACGAAAACACTTCATGGAGGAATAATGCCGAGTGGAACACCAAACGAGACATGTGGCGACCACGGCGGGTCAAACCGAGAGGGTAACCCCTGCGGTCGGTCTGCCGGATGGGGAACCGACTTCGAATCTGGCAAATGTCGAAACCACCGAGGGACATCACCCGACGGCGAGAGTCACGAGAACAACCAGAACGCACAGACCCACGGCCTGTTCTCGAAACATGATGGCTACTATCACGATCTCGACGAAGACGAGCAGGAATGGGTGTTCGATTTCACGAACTCGCTCCTTGACCGGCTTCGGAAGTCCCACGGCAAAGAGCCGGACATGTTCGACAAAGAGGCGCTGAAAAACATCGCCATCGACTTCCACCGGGTTGCACACGCGAACGGCTACTTCCGCGAGAAAGGAGAGGTACAAACCCAGTGGGCGAGTACGATGGAGGGTCGCGTCCCGATGGGTGATGAAGTCAACGTTTGGGCGAGTGAGATTCGGCAGTACAACGAGTCCATCTACCGCCGAATGCAAAAACACGGCCTACTCGACGACCCGGAGAGTCAGAAGGCCGACGCATTGAGCGATTTGACTGTTGAAATCAAACCCACTCGCGTCACGGAGGAGAATGTAGATGAGTTCGTCGGCGAGTAACCCATCAGACGACACCCTCCAACTGAATTGGGGCTTTTGGGATAAGCAACTTGAAACCCTCAACAAACTCGAATCGGGAGAGTACGACGTTGTCGTCTTCCGCGCAGGCTACGGGTCGGGGAAGACAGTTCTCGGGGCACGCGCCACGCTGAAGTTTGCGCTCAAGATACCGAAGAGCGACAACCTCATTCTCGCACCCGACGCACAGAAGGGTGGCCCGTCCACGTACAAAGGATTCTTTAAGCAGTTACCCGGCGAGAACACCGTCCCCGACGAAGGTGGCGACCCCGAAAATTCCCCGATAGTTCAAGAGTACCACGGGACAAAGCGACGACTCACGCTTACGAACGGGTCGGTCATCCGCCTTGGTTCCGCTGACGTATGGAATCGGTATGCAGGTTCCGAGTTCAATTTCATATGGGGCGACGAAGTCGCTCACTACGAATACACCAATCTATACGACCTCAATCGGATGCTGTTGTCTCGACAGCGTACCCAACAGGGGCCGAACGTCACGCTATGGACATCCACCGGCAACGGTTACAACCAGTTTTACGACTTCGTCGAGCGCCAAGAGACACCCGATGGTGAACCACTCCCGACGCGAATAGAGAACGTCGTTGCAGACAGTCGGAATAACCCATTCCTGCCGGAGAAAGAGAAGCTGATTCGGCAGTTCGAAGGCACATCGAAAGAAGAGCAGGGGTTAGAAGGTGGTTTCGCCGCCGCCGAAGGACTCGTCTATTCGTCGTTCTCCCGCGACCGCCACGTTATCAGCGAGGAACGCGCCGACGCACTCACCGACAAGTGGCGGATGTACGGCTACGACGCTGGTTGGGACGACCCGCGCGTTGTTGTCGAAATCGCACGCACTGATTACGGCCAATACGTCGTCCTCGATTGCTTCTACCAGTCCGAATCCCAGCCATCGGATGCTATCGAGTGGTTGGAAGGCCGACCGCAGGGACTCATGTACTGCGAGCATGAACCGGGCCACATCGTCAAGTTCCGCCAAGCGGGGTGGAGCGCCAACAAAGCAGAGAAGGACTTAGACGAAGGCATCCCCGCAGTCCGCGCCCGCTTAGAACGCGACGAGGACGGCAAGCCGGGACTTCTCGTTTCGGACGCCTGCACCGAGGTCATTCAAGAGTTCATGAGCTATAAAGAGGAACACGTCGGGAAGTCGATGGCCCAAGACCACGCACTCGACGCACTCCGCTACGCCCTTTTCACACACATGCCGAAATCGAACACCTCCAGCGGTTCCGGAGTTAGCTACATATGAGTGACAACGACGACACCGCCGCGAAAGTCCACGTATCGGGCATCGGCAAGAGTAACGCCCTTTCAAAAGCAGAGACAAGCGGCCAGCTCCCCGAGCGCCGAATCCGGTCGCTCAATCTCGGTGTTCAACCACCATACAATCCCGACCGGCTGGCTGCCTTCCTCGAACTCAACGAGACACACGCCACTGCCGTCCGGAAGAAAGCCCGCTATGAGGTTGGTTTCGGCTTCGACATCGTCCCGAACGACGACGTAGACCCCGACGACGCCGACGAAACAGAAAAGCAGGTTGTCGAGAACTTCTGGCACGGACGCGATTCGAACTGGCAGACAGGCCCCCACGAATCAGCCGAACCAACCACGCCAGAAGAGGTCAAAGAACTCGCTCGACAGGACTATCACAGTATCGGGTGGTGTACGCTCGAAATCCTCACCAACGCGGAGGGTGTGCCAGTCGGCTTAGCACACGTCCCGGCGAATACGGTACGTGTTCGCAAGCCCTCGGAGGACGGCGACCCCAAGGACTTCCGTGGCTATGTGCAAAAGCGAAATGGTAGAAAACGATTCTTCGGCGTTGCAGGCGACCGCTACCGTGGCATGGAGGCCACCATCACGGGCGGAGGCGAGGACACTGCACCAACCATCACCTACACACAGACGGGCGACGAGGAACCGCTCTTCGTTGATAAAGAGACGGGCGACGTAGTCGGAGGGAGCGCCGGGAATCTCCCGAATGGCCCTGCAAACGAACTCATTTTCATACGCAACCCATCGCCACTTGAACAAGACTACGGCGTTCCGGACTGGGTGTCTGCCATTCGCACCATTAGCGCGGATGAAGCGGCGAAGGACTACAATCGCGAGTTCTTCGATAACGATACCATCCCGCGCTTTGTCATCAAGGTGCTTGGTGGCGAGCTAACGGAGGAATCGAAGCGCGACCTGCGCCAGATGCTTAACGGCCTGCGCGAAGAGTCCCACCGAACCGTCGTTCTTGAGGTCGAGAAGTTCCAGACCCAACTCGACGAGGACGTAGACATCGAATTGGAACCACTGGGACAGGGCATCAGCGAGGAGATGGACTTTCGGGAGTTCCGCGAGAAGAACGAACACGAAATCGCCAAAGTCCACGAAGTCCCACCCATCCTGATTGGCGTTACCGAAACGTCGAATCGGGCCAATTCACAAGAACAAGTCCGTGAGTTTGCGACTGACGTTATCGCTCCGGAGCAAAACAAGTTCGCCGGACGCTTCTACCAGATTATCCATCAGCAGGCGCTCGGTGTGACGGATTGGACAATAGAGTACGAACTCCGAGGGGCCGAACAGCCCAAGGAGGATGCGGAGGTCGCTCGCCGGAAGATACAAGCCGTGAATGGTGCCATCCCGATTAATCGCGCCCTCGAAATGATTGGCGAAGACCCACTGCCTGATGACCACGAGATAGATGGCGATACGCTCGTGGCAGACATCGGCAATAGTGGGGGTGGCCCGCCGGGACAACCGCCCGGAGCACCACCGTTCGGTGCTGGAAACGAAGGAAACGAACAGAACGAAGGAAACGAAGGGGGTGATGAAACGGAGCAATCACGCCCGGATCACTTTCCACCCGAAGGCAACAAAATCGGAGAGCGAGACTGGGCCGATGTCGAACCAGACCTAATCGCCAAAGACCCGCTTGAGCAAATGACGTTTTCCTCGTCGAATCTCAAAGAGGGGCTATTTGACTTCGAGACAAACGAACTCTATATCTCATTCCGGCGGGAGAACGGGCCGTCCTCGTTGTATGCGTATGTGAACGTCCCGACTTCGACGTGGTCGGCACTCGCCAACGCATCTTCGCACGGGTCATATCATTACGCCAATATACGACTCGAGTATCCCTACGTCGAAATCACGAATTTCCACAGCAGACTGCCAAGTGGCCCGATGCCGTCGGGCGAGGACATGCCAAGCGACGTGCCGCTCTAAGTCTGGGTGCCAATGACGCGGGAAGCGACCCGGCTCCCCCGTCGAGGCTCGACCGGGCTACAGCAATTCGACCATGCCAACTAAAGACCAAGAGCGCGGCGAAAAGCGTGGCGTCCTTTCGACCGGTCGAGCCGACAAACTCGGGAAGACCAAGGACGCCGACGCTGACGCCGCCGACGAAACCGAAGACGATGATGAAGAGGGCTGATACATGCCACCGGTAACGAAAGCAGGCGGTACCCAGTTCCGCAAGGATATAGAGTTCGTCACCAAGGACGACGACGAACAGATTGCCGCTGGCATCGTGATGGTGCCGGACAAGGCCGACCTTCAAAACGACTTTGTCCGCGAAGACACCATCAAGCAGTTCGCCGACCAATTCGAGACGTTCGAAGCGGCGGGCGAAGCCAGCGGAGGCATCATGCACGCCGTCTGGCCCGATGGCTGGATGGAACTCGAACGGAACGAAGTGCTTGAGTCCGCACAGGAAATCGGGGGGACGGAAGCCCCCGCAGGCGCGTGGGTGCAAGAGTGGCGTGTCAACAACGCCGACCTCTGGGAGTTAGTCCAAGATAGCATTATTGAGGGCTACTCTATCGGTGCCATCCAAGTCGATTGGAACGGCCCATATGAGCAAGGCGAGGTAGACAACGTCACTGTCCCCGATAAACTCGGCGACGATGCCCAAATCTGGGAACTCACTTCGGGGCTAATTCAAGAAGTCTCGGCGGTGGACATCCCCGCGGTGCCTGATGCAATGATTCTCGAAACCAAGGCGAACGCCGACAAGCGACTCGGCGACCACCTTGGCAACCGCGATGGCTTCATGGAGGAAGCCGTCCAACGCGGCCACTCCGAAGAGGAAGCCGAACGACTGTGGAACGTTCTTAACGCCGCCCTTGATGTTGAGGGGTCGTCAGAACCCGGCAAGCAGTCGTCGATGTTCACTCGCGTCGGGAAGGCCGTCATGGATGCCATCACCGGCAGCAGCGATGGCGAGGGAGAAGATGGAGAGAGCGGAAAAAACGCCTCCGACGGCGATACGTCGGATGACACGACAACCATGAGCGAAAGTGACAAGAGCGAGTTGAAAGAACTCGCCGAAGAAAACCAAGCACAGATTAGTGAACTCACCGATGCGGTGAAAAACCTCACCGACACCGTTGCCGCCAGTAGTGGCGAGGAGACGGTGGAACTTGAGTTCGCAGACGGAACGCGAGAAGTCCCCAAAAGCCAAGTTGAGGACGCACTCGCAGCGAAAGAAGACGACGAAGACGAGGACGACGAAGACGACGATGAGGATGAGGGGAAGGCGGCGGACGCCGACCTCGAATCCCTCCAGTCTGACGTAAAAGCACTGAACGACCGCCTCAACACCATCAGCCAGCAGAGTGGACTCGGCAGCGACCAACTCAAATCGACTGGCGACGGCGACGAAGAAGATGACCCACTCTCCGGTCTGGGTAAGGCACTCTCCTAACGAGGTTCATACACAATGAGTTCTAACACTATCGACGCAGTTCGACAGCAGAATCAGCAGGCCAGCCTCTCGCAGAAGGACATCGGGCTAACCGAACTCGACGGCTTCCAGCTTCCGAGTGACGTTACCCAAGAGTTCCTGACGCGAATGCAGAAGGAAATCAACCTCCTCGGACAGGTTGACACGATGACGATGGAGCGCCTTGAGCAAGAGGTGCCAAAGTTCGGTGTCCCACAGCTCTCCGGTAGCACGCGCGCCGAAGAAGGAACCCGTACCAACAACTCCGCGGCAGAATCCGGGTACGTCAAATTCAACGCGACGGACAAGAGTTACTACATCTTGGTCGAGCCGAAGCGTGACGCACTCAAGAACACGCACTACGGCCCCGACCAGTTCGGTAACTACATCGTTGACGAGTTCGTGCAGCGATGGGCCAACGACATCGCCCTCATCGGAATGCGCGCGGGCGCGGCGTCCGGCAATCTCCAGTCCATCGGTGGCGCGGCGTCCCTTGATTCGACGTGGAACGGCTGGGTCGCCCTCGCAGAAGGTGCAGACACGGCCAGCGACCGCATCGGCCTTGAAGACACGGACGCGGGCGAAGTGGACACCATGCCGACCGTCGATAACACCGACGGCAGTGGCAACCCACAGGCGCTTTCGACCACGGTGTTCAACGACACCATCACGAAACTCGACAGCCGGTACCGTGACACCGACCGGACGAAGTTCCTGATGAACCCCGACCAAGTCCAGCAGTACGCGATGAATCTCACCCAGCGCGAAGACCCACTCGGGTCGGCTGTCATCTTCGGCGACAGCGACTTGACGCCATTCAGCTACGACATCGTCGGCGTCAACGGCTGGCCGACCGAGTACGCCATGTTCGTTGACCCGGACAACCTCGCCTACGGCCTGTTTGAGAACATGGAACTCGACCAGACGACGGACACGGACAAGGTTCACGAAGAGCGCCTCCACTCGCGGAACTGGATGGAAGGACAGTTCGACTTCCAAATCAAGGAAATGCAGGCTGGCGCACTCGTCACCGGCCTTGCCGACCCAACGGCGTAAGGTGATTCTGAATGACGACAACTAACGCAGAAATGCGAAGCGCGTTCAAGGAGTACCGTGCCGTCCGCGTGCTTAGCGCCGACCCCGACGCATCCGAACTCGACGGCGGCGAAATCTGGTTCCGAAGCGATACCAGCGAGTGGCGTGGTTACGATGGCACAAGCTTCGGCACCATCGGATTCACGGCGGACGCATAACCATGCCAACCGTCGAGAAAATACGGGGTGGCGAGGTTTACTTCCCTGCCCTTGAACAAGATTTCTCGAAAGGCGACCGTGCCGATGTCAGCGACGGGCTGGCCACGTACCTCTGCGACGAGCGGGGGGATTTCGAGGTTGTTGAAGACGATGGAACGCTCGACACGAACGAAACGAGCGGAACGAAGTCGGACGACGGCGAAGACATTTGCGGTGTCGAGAAGTCCGACGGCGAGACATGCACACGTCCCGCCGATGAGTGTCCGTATCACGATAGCGAGGAGAACTAATCATGCCTGCATGGAATGATTCGGCCATCATCGCCGATTCGCAAGCATTGACCGCGGGACAGACAGTTACTGCCGCAGTCCGTGACTACCATTCTCCCGCAATCTGTGTTGCACTCGAAGACTTGGGCGGAAACGCAGACGATACCCTCTCCGTTGAAATTGTCGGCGATGCTGGCACATACGAAGTCGATTCACGAACTCTCTCCGCAACAGGGAGTTACGTCGTCAACGTACCTCAAGCTCCGACAGTACAGATAACAAGCGCAAACGGGACGACGATTAGCGCCGAAGCGCGGAACAATCCGAGGTAGCTAATGACTTCTGATAGGGTTTTTTCGGGACAACTGCGCGATACCAGTACGTATAGCTTTCCCGACCCGGCAGTCAGCGGTGGCTTCCAGACAAAACAGCGGAGTGCGATTGCAAAAGTCGTCAACACGCTGAATAAAGCCGTTACCGTGACGCTCTTCGGCAGTACATACGACGATGCCGGGATGGAACAGGACGTGAAAAACGACCCATCGACGACAAGCGTCTCTGTCCCGGCTGGTGAATCGGCTGTGTTGGGTACCGAACACCCGTGGTCATTTCTCCGCGTTGAAGCAAGCCCGAAAAACGCCCCCGATTCGGGGGGCCTGAAAGTCGTCTTCCAATCGGAATCGGAGCGATAACACATGGCCACAGGTTACTGCACCCACGACGACGTTCGCAGAGCACTGCGTGAGGCATCACTCCCCGGTGACGCTCAACAAGACCCCCAAATCCTCACTGACGCGATTGTCTCACAGACCGAATGGTTTGATGAGACATATGGCTATCACTGGTACGAATCCGGTGGGTTAGCAGAGGACGATGAGGGCATCATCCCCACGGGGCCGAACACCCGTGACGACGAAGAGGACATCCCAACCCATGGCGGGTTCGTCCACGGTGCCAGCGAGTTCGACCGCTATCGCTACCGACGAAATAGCGATGCCCTCCTCGAATCGGGGCCACTCCATGACCGCCGCCGACGCCATGACCGCCACAAAAAAGAGGAGATTCGCCTCTCGTTTGGCGACCTCCACTACCCGACTGACGACAGCGTCCCGGCCTACTGCCGGATTACGCTGGCGCGGGCGTATGTCGATTCGCTAAATCAACTGCTTGTCGTCAACGAAGACGGCGGGTTTGATGACTGGGTCGCAAGCGACGACTACGAGGGTGGAGTCGGAATCGAACACCGGGGCAAAGACTACTGGGTGCGAATCAACTCGCTCGGTGTGTCCGATATGTACCTCAACGTGCATTCGATGGACGATGACCTCGCTTCATTTTCCGACGCTGTCTACGTCGATTTCGACTTTGGTAAAGAGGGCATCCCGCACAACGTTCGGCGGGCAATTGCCAACCGCGCCGGGTCGGATATGGTCGAAGAGGCGGCCATCCAAATCCCCGACAACTCCCGACTCTCGAATATCGACACCAAGGCCGAAGTAATGCGCGAGAAAGCCGATGAACTCCTCGAAATCTACGAGTAACGACGAATGGTCATTCTCGAACCCGATTTTAAGGACAAGTTAGAGACGGCAGTCCGCGAGCAAGCCGTTTCCGAACTCATGGGGCCGAATGGCCCGGTACTCAAAGCCATCGAGCAGTCCCACGAAAAATTAGATGCGTCGGACTACAACACCGACTCGGTCAAAGACTCACTCGTTGAGCCGATTGTCGAAGAAAAGGGCAACCGAGTCACCATCACATGGGGCTGGACACACGAAGCCGCGGACTACTTCGAGCGCGGTACATCGTTTCACAGAATCGACGGTGACCCCGTTCTCTCGTTCGTGTGGGAAGACCCGCCGAGTTGGGTTCGTGAGGAGTTCGACCAAGCGAGAAGTTCGGGCGGGCAGTTCTCGTCTGGGTGGCGTGTGTTTTTCAGCAATGTGCATGTGAGTGGCATCGACGAGATTCGGTACACCCGATTCGGGTTGGAATGGCTACGTAGGGAGTTACAGAAATGAATTATCGGTTAACAAAGTGGGTGATAGAGGCCTTTGAACGGAACTGGAGTACGGATATATATCCCGGCGACTATGATGCCTCTCTCCCGCAACTCATTAACCAAGACGATGCGTCGGTATCAGAGTTTAACGACCGCCGTGTTTCATACGACCTCACCGACAACAATGCGATTACGATAGGGTCGGCAAACGTCGCCAGAGATCCAATCGGGACGGAGTTCGACTATCGCCTTGAGGCGATTGTCTCCGTCCGAATTGAGGGCGCACACGTTGACGAGTGGGGACACATCAAGAGTGCGGATGAGTTCCGCTATTTGGTGGAGGCGGCACAGACCGCACTCAACCAAGAGCGTGTATGGCCCTACCGAAATCCATCTGGCAATTTCCATTTTCACTCCTTGTATTTGGAAAATGACGAGAACAACAGCGTTTCACACAAAGACTACTATCGCTACGATTTTGACGTGCG